AAGAGTTGATAACACATTAAACAAAAATAAAAAAATTCAAGTTGAAACTTTAACAGGTGTAAAACAACTATTAAACGGTTAATAACATGAAAAAAATAGACAATCAAATTTTAGAGGAAATTGCTAGATATAATTCTATCAATCAATATATTGTTGAACAAGATGCTACGTTACCTCCTCCACCTGGTGAAGTTGACCCAAACGCAGCTCCGGCTCCTGATGCAGGATTAGCTCCTGAAACGGCTCCACCGGCAGACCCAAATGCTGCGATTGCCCCACCGGCTCCGGCAGGACCTCAACCGGTTGATGTTGCGACTGACCCGGATGTGGAAAAAATTGGTGATGATGAAAAATCAGAATCAAAAACGGAAGAAATGGATATTACTGATTTAGTAAAATCACAGAAAAAAGTTGAAGAGAAACAAGAAGAGTATTTTAATAACTTATTCCAACATTTAGATAATTTAGAAACTAAATTAGGTGAAATGGATGGTATCATGACTAAATTAAATGATTTAGAAGCTAAAGTTGAAAAATACAGAGAAAAAACTCCTCAAGAAAAATTAGAATTAAGAACATTAGATTCAGGTCCTTTCAATCAAAAATTAAGTCAATTCTTTGATGATAAAGAGGAGGATATGGAAAAAACAGGAAAAAATGAATATGTTTTAACTCAAGACGAAGTTGAAGATTATTCACCAAATGAGATTAAAAAAACCTTCAGAAATTTTGAAGACGAAGTAAATCCATTTAGACAAGTAAGATAATTTTAACGGTCTTCGGACCGTTTTTTTTACAAAACAATTTGACAAACACACGGCTGACACTTATACTTTAATAAACCTTTAAATATTTTAAACACTATGGCGACAAATTCATTAGACGCAGTTTTGGCTCAATACGAGCAATCAAAACAAGGTAGTTCTTCTTCTACCTCAAAATTTACACAAGAAGAGAGAATGAAAAAATACTTCGCGGCAATCCTTCAAGACAAGGAAACTCAAGGGCAACGAAGATTAAGAATCTTACCAACTACAGATGGTTCAACCCCATTTAAAGAAGTTTGGTATCACGAGATTCAAGTAGATGGAAAATTCCAAAAATTTTATGACCCGGGAAAAAACGACAACGAACGTTCACCTTTAAATGAGGTTTACGAAGAACTTCGTTCAACCGGAAAAGAATCTGACAAAGAGTTAGCTAAAAATTATTTATCACGTAAATTTTACATTGTGAAAGTTATTGATAGAGATAACGAGGCAGACGGTGTTAAATTTTGGAGATTTAAACACAACTACAAAAATGAAGGAATTTTAGATAAAATTATTCCTATTTGGAGAAATAAAGGTGATATTACTGACCCGGTAACAGGTAGAGATATCATTTTAGAATTGACTAAAGCTAAAACTCCAAAAGGTGCATTTTACACAGTAATCCAAACAGTTATGTATGATGACGCGGCTCCTGTTCATGAGGACAAAGCAACTGCTGACGGATGGGTTAACGATGAGTTATCTTGGGAAGATGTTTACTCTAAAAAACCTGTTGAGTATTTAGAAGCTATCGCAAGAGGTGAGACTCCAAAATGGAACTCTGATAAAGGTGGTTACGATTATGGTAACTCTGATTCTGATGAGATGTCATTTGGTGGTTCTAAACCATCTGCTCCGATTGACCCACAAGCGGGTGATGAACCGGAAGATGATATGCCTTTCTAATCAAAAAAAAAATATAGACATATTACTTGGACACTAGGTCTTACTTGGTGTCCAACTTGTCTAAAAAAACTAAAAAAATTAAATTAATTAGAGATATGGCAATTAAAAAACATGATTTCAAGTCCATTAAGGACAAATTCTCTACATCTGCAAAATACAAACCACAAAGGTTCTTTGATTTAGGTCCTGACTTTTTGGATGCTGTTGGTATTCCGGGTCCGGCTATTGGACATTTAAATATGTTCTTGGGTCATTCCGATACAGGTAAAACCACAGCTTTAGTTAAATGTGCGGTTGATGCTCAGAAAAAACAAATATTACCTGTATTCATTATTACGGAACAAAAATGGTCGTTTGAACATGCTAAACTTATGGGTTTTGAGTGTGAAGAAATGGTTGATGAAGAAACAGGTGAATTAGAATGGGACGGGTTCTACATCTTCAATAATAACTTCAGTTATATTGAACAAATTACTGACTACATCAACTCTTTATTAGATGCTCAAGAGAAAGGTGAATTAGATTATAGTTTATTGTTCTTATGGGATTCTGTTGGTTCAGTCCCTTGTAAAATGACTTATGAAGGTAAAGGTGGAAAACAACATAATGCTGCTGCATTAGCTGATAAAATTGGAATGGGAATTAATCAAAGAATTTCAGGAAGTCGTAAAGCGGATTCTAAATATGAGAATACTTTGGTTATTGTTAACCAACCTTGGGTTGAACTTCCGGATAATCCATTTGGACAACCTAAAATTAAAGCTAAAGGTGGTGAGGCAATTTGGTTAAACTCTTCATTAGTATTCCGTTTTGGTAATGAGAAAGGTGCGGGAACAACAAAAATTACTGCGACTAAAGATAAGAGAACTATCAAATTTGCTGTGAGAACTAAAATTTCAGTAATGAAAAACCACATCAATGGATTAGGTTATGAGGATGGTAAAATTATAGTAACACCTCATGGATTCTTGGCAGGTAAAGAGACTACAGAAGAAAAAGCTTCAATTGAGAAGTACAAAAAAGAATACTCTGAATATTGGAAAAACATCATTGGAACAGATGGTGATTTTGATTTGAAAGAAGTAGAAGAAAAAGATTAGTAACGAATACAAACAAAACAAGTGGTTAAAACCCTATTAGTGGACGGCAATAATTTAGTAAAGATTGGATTTCACGGAGTAAAAGATTATTATCATAATGGAAAACATATAGGTGCCTTATGGCACTTTGTGAACACCATTAGACGATTCATAGATGAACAAAACTTTGATAAGGTTGTTGTTATGTGGGATGGTGATGATAACTCTTCAACTCGCAAACTTATTTATCCCCAATACAAAGAACAACGTAGAGACAGAGACAACGAGTATAAGTTAGATTCTTTCACTGAGCAGAAAGAAAGAATTAAACAATACTTGGAGGACTGTTATGTGAGACAAATCAACGTAGATAATAACGAAGCGGATGATTTGATTGCTTACTATTGCCAAATCTCTGATAACGAACAAAAAACCATTTATTCGGGGGATAAAGACCTCACCCAACTTATTTCAGATAAGGTTTCGGTGTATTACCCAAGAACTAAAGAAACTTATCAATTAGGTAGTAAAATCAAATGTGATATTTACGAATTTCCGCATCAAAATATTAAAACTTATAAAATTTTATCGGGTGACAAATCTGATAACATTGATGGTATTTCAGGTTTAGGTGAAAAAACACTTATTAAGTTTTTCCCTGAGTTACTTGAAAAACCGGTTACTATTACCGATATTTTACAAAAAGCTGAGAACCTACTTAAAGAAAATAAGAATAATAAAACATTACAAAATTTAATATCGGGTAAAACTAAAAGAGGTGTTCATGGGGAGGAATTTTTCACTATTAATGAGAAAATAATAAATCTATCGAATCCGTTAATTACTGATGATGCTAAAGAACTTGTAGAGTTATATTATAGAGAAACGTTAGACCCGGATGGTCGGGGACATAGGAATCTTATAAAGATGATGATGGAAGACGGTTTTTTTAAATATCTACCAAAGGGGGATGACGCGTGGGTGAATTTTGTTAGACCCTTTATGAAACTAACGAGAAAAGAAAAAAGAAATTATAACAACAATTAATTAAAACTATGAAAGACCAAGAATCGGTAAAATTAGAATTCTTAATGATGGTAAATGATAACATCATTGTACAAAGATTTTTTAACGTAAGAGAGTTTAACAATGAGGCAAAAAACTCATTAGAACTTTATGAATTACTTCGTGAATTTAAAGAAGACATTCAAACTCAATTATCATTGAAAACAGTAACGTATATGTCTGATAACATGTATGAAATTATTAACAATCCGGCTATTTTGGAAACGTCATATACTGATGGTCCGGAGTATTTTAACATCTTCATTAAACAAAATGATATGACAATTTGTCATAGACAAGTGGATGCTAAAATATACCCCCCAAAGATAAGATATACTGTGGATGTACGCCCACACCTAAAAAACTTATTGATGAACTTGACTGACATTTTTTCATCTAAAAATTTAACAAAAAAATATCTGGATGTTACCTTAAGTGTGTAGTATTTATTAATACACTAAAAGAAAAATTATATGGCGTCAAACAAAAATTTCGAGTATCTAGGTAGTACCTTTCAGATACAATTATTAAACCAAATCATTATCGACAAAGATTTCTCAAGGTCTATTATCGATGTGATTGAAACAAGTTATTTTGAAAATAAATACTTTAAACTAATCATTCAAATGATTAAAGAGTATTATACAAAATACGAACATACACCAACCTTTGACACATTAGAACAAATCACAAAATCTGAGATACAACAACCTCTGGCGGCAAAAATCATTATTGATACCCTTACAAAAGTTAAGGAATCTACTCTTGAGGGTGCAGAATTTGTACAAGAAAAATCAATGAAGTTCTGTAAGCAACAGGAGTTACAGAAAGTAATGGTTAAAGCTCAAAAAATCATCGACACTGGTGAATTTGAGAGTTATGACACATTAGAGGAAATGGTTAGTAAAGCTCTTCAAGTTGGGGAACACGAAAAAGGAACGGAAAGTGTTTTCAGTAATTTAGATGACGTTTTAAACGAAGATTATCGACATCCGATACCAATGGGTATTCCGGGAATAGATAGGTTATTAAAAGGTGGTTTAGCTAAAGGTGAAATCGGTGTTGTATTAGCACCAACAGGTGTTGGTAAATCAACTTTACTGACAAAAATCTCAAATCACGCATTTAATTTGGGATATAATGTTTTACAAATATTCTTTGAGGATAACCCAAAGATTATCCAACGTAAACACATTACATTATGGACAAAAATTCATCCGGATGAATTGTCTTTAAAAAAGGATGAAGTTATGGTTAAAGTTCAAGAGATTAAGGAGAAAATGCCTAATGAACTTATACTTAAAAAACTTCCATCTGACACCGTAACAATGATGCAAATTAAGAATCAAATTAGAAAAATGATTTCTGAAGGAAACAAAATTGATATGGTATTATTGGACTACATTGATTGTGTAGTTCCGGATAAAAACTTGGGGGATGAATGGAAATCTGAAGGGTCTGTGATGAGAGCATTTGAATCTATGTGTCACGAACTTGACTTGGTAGGGTGGACGGCAACTCAAGGTAATAGAAGTTCAATATCTTCTGATGTTGTAACTACTGACCAAATGGGGGGTTCTATTAAAAAAGCACAGGTTGGACACGTAATCATTTCCGTGGCAAAATCTCTACAACAAAAAGAAATGAAACTAGCAACGATTGCAATTACTAAATCACGTATTGGTGATGATGGTGTTGTATTTGAGAATTGTAAATTTGATAATGGTATGTTGGAGATTGACACTGAAAGTTCTGTAACATTTTTAGGGTTAGAAGAACAAACCGAAGAAAGAAACAGACAAAGAATAAAAGATTTGTTAGACAAAAGAAAACAAAAAGAACAAACACAAAATTAATTTAAAAATGAAAGAAAAAATATTAGAACCAAATAATGACAGATTCGTTATTTTCCCTATTGAACATAATGATATATGGGAATTTTACAAACAACATCAAGCGGCTTTTTGGACGGCAGAAGAAGTAGATTTATCTAACGATATTAGAGATTGGGAAAACCTATCTGATAATGAAAGATATTTCCTTAAAAATATATTAGCGTTCTTTGCAGCGTCTGATGGTATTGTAAATGAAAACTTGGCTGAAAATTTCTTAAAAGAGGTTCAATACGCTGAGGCGAAATTCTTCTACGGATTTCAAATTATGATGGAAAACATTCACTCGTTAATGTATTCATTATTGATTGATACTTATGTTTCTGATGAAACAGAGAAAGACGAATGTTTCCACGCAATTGATAGATTACCGGCAGTTCAAAAGAAAGCTAAATGGGCTCTTGATTGGATTGAGAACGCCTCTTTTCAAGAAAGATTAGTTGCGTTCGCGGCTGTTGAAGGAATTTTCTTTTCCGGTTCATTCTGTTCTATCTTTTGGATGAAATCAAGAGGAATTATGCAAGGATTATGTAATGCAAATTCATTAATCTTTAAAGATGAGAACTTACATTGTGATTTTGCTATTCATTTGATTAACAATCACGTTGAGAACAAACCAACGGAGAAAAGAATTAAAGAAATCTTACTATCCGCTTTAGAAATTGAAAAAGAATTTATCACTGAATCATTACCTGTGTCTTTAATTGGTATGAATTCAAACTTAATGAAACAATATCTTGAATTTGTTACTGACGGATTATTGGTTAAGTTTGGTTGTAAAAAACACTTTAATGTGGAACAACCATTTAAATTTATGGAACAGATTGCTGTTGAAACAAAAGGTAACTTCTTTGAATCAAGAACAATGGAGTATCAAAAGGCCAAGTTAGGTGAGTCATTAACATTTACAGACGATTTTTAATATGATGTCATTAAAGATAAGAAAAAGAGGGGGAGACGAAGTTTCGTTCAACCCCCAAAAAATTTATAATAGAGTTAAACGAGCGGCAAGAGGATTAAACGTAAATGCTGATGAGGTATTCATTAAGGTGATTACTTCAGTTCCAACAGAGGGTGTTATTACAACCAAAGAGTTGGATAAGTTAGTTTATGAGATTGCTGCGGCATATACCGGAAGTCATCACGACTACTCAAGATTAGCATCATCTGTTGCTATTTCTGCGTATCATAAAGAAACTGATGAAAGTTTCTGTAACACAATGCACACATTACACGTTGATGGTATTATTAACGATAAGTTAATGGAAACTATTGAACA